GAAGTCAACACGAAAATTTCCTAAAAACGCAATTTTAGCTGATTGGGAGGATTTATTACCCAACACAGGTAATATGAACTACTACACCACAGGAACTGCCCCGAACAGAGTATTAGTATTCAACTTTAACAATGTACCACACTATGGTTGTAGGTCTAACATTCACACTTTTCAAATCGTTTTGTTTGAGACTACAAATGTTATTGATGTAAACTTTCAATCAAAACCTTTATGTGGGGGTAATGGAGCAACACTCGGATTAACTAATATTGATGGGGGAAAGGTCGTTCCTGTTGGGGGTAAAAACGCCAGTGTTTGGTCTATTTTAACGCCACAAAAGTATCGTTTTAGTCCCTCAGTAGTATCAAATGAATTTGTTTTGAATCGTTCAGTTATGACTAACTCACAAGGGAGATATCAGTTCCTAACAACAGGATTAGATGTGAATAATTTTGAGTTTAGGGTAAAGTTTACGGTACCAACACCCACCCAACAATTCACTAATAATGATGGTAAAAGAATAAGTGACATTGTTTTCGGTTTGGTCGGTACTAATGGTTTAGCTTATCATCGTTTTGACTTGAATAATGATGGAAGGATAAATGTTTCTGACCAATACCTTCTTTTTGGTTTGAAATCGGGTTCTGTTGCCGCATGGGTTGTGCCGAGGTCATCCGTCTTTACCCCAAATGAATTTATGTCAATAACAAATTCAACAACAAATGTCCGTTCATTATACCCAGGTTCTTCCTCTATAATGACGGGAAATCTAACCCGTGGGGGTTCACAAAACTTCTACATAATAACACCTGGATACTCAGGTAAAGTAAATTTTTAACTATGAAAACAATAACTAATATTTCACTGATGTTTGGAGCTTTTGTTTTGTTCGTATCGAACATTACAATGACAGACGTATTAATAAAAAAACCAATTTATGAGGTCTATTATTCTCAAAAATTAGAACAACCACTTTGGTTATCTTATGAATCAACAAACCGTCCGACAAACGTCAACAGAGGGTCAATGGACTTTTACTCGGAAAAAAACATTAAGACTTCAGACCACGAGGACTATGCTAAGAATGTCTATGACAAAGGACATTTGGCACCTGCGGCGACCTTTAGTGATAATATGGAGAATCTAAAAACAACTTTCTCATATTTGAATTGTGCTCTTCAAAATCAATATTTGAATCGTGGTGAATGGAGACTTTTAGAGGAACAAGAAAGAAAGTGGGATGACAAGGAAAACCTTTTCATAAAAATTACCTTAGACTATAATAAGACTTCAATAGTACTTCCAACCAATGCTACAATACCCAACGGGTTTACCAAGCACATCTTTTTTAAGAACTCAAAAGAATGGAAATGTTATCACTTCCCAAATAAAAAACCTGAAAAAGGTTGGGAGGAACACAAGATTACTTGTAAACATTAATTAAGATTTCAACTTTTCGTAGAGAATTTGTGAAATTCTATCAGAGTCCTTAGTGTCTTCTTCGGATAATAGATTTCTTGTCATTTCATAAATCTTGAGATAGTGTTCATCCCCAAGTGATTTATAAAATCCTTTGGGGATGATTTCGTTTGGAGACAGTAAACCCAATTTTTTCATTTGATGTAACTTTTGTTCCGCATATCGGTCAGCGGTAACTTCCATTTGTCTTAGAAATGACAAACCTTCTGAAACTGAAAATTCTCCTGTATGAATTGCCATCATTTTTTTCGTACCATATTTCTTGAATTGGTATTGATGGGCAACCGATCCTTGAGATCGACAACACTGAGGACACGCCTGAGTTTCAGGACAACCTTGCCGAGCACGTTAGTGAAGAAGTGCTTGAGTCGTTGGCTGGTGAGTTGCTTGGTGACTTTACCGATGACATTGCCTCCCGCCGTGACTGGATGCAGACCTACGTGGACGGGCTTGAGCTTCTTGGTTTGAAGATTGAAGAACGCTCCGAGCCGTGGCAAGGCGCATGCGGTGTGTATCACCCGATATTGGCAGAGGCGCTGGTCAAGTTTCAAAGCGAAACCATGATGGCGACATTCCCTGCCAAGGGGCCGGTGAAAACCAAGATCATCGGAAAAGAAACGCCAGACAAGAAAGCCTCTGCCGAGCGTGTCGCGGAGGATATGAATTACCAATTGACCGATGTGATGAAGGAGTATCGCCCCGAGCATGAGCGCATGTTGTGGGGTCTGGGCTTGGCGGGTAATGCGTTCAAGAAAGTCTATTTCGACCCGCACCTCCAGCGTCAGGTGTCAATGTTCGTGCCTGCCGAAGACCTCGTGGTGCCATACGGCGCAAGTGACTTGGCTGCTGCGGAACGCGTCACGCACGTGATGCGCAAGACCGAGAACGAACTGAAGCGCCTCCAACATGCAGGGTTCTACCGGGACATCGATCTTGGTGCTCCTGACAACGTGCTGGACGAGGTTGAGAAGAAGATTGCCGAGAAGCTGGGGTTCCGGGCTATTTCGGATGACCGGTACAAAATCCTTGAGATGCATGTGCACTTGGACTTGGAAGGGTTTGAGCACAAGGATGACGGCAAGAAGACGGGCATTCAGTTGCCGTACGTGGTCACTATTGAAAAAGGTTCAAACAAAGTGTTGGCTATCCGGCGTAACTGGAAGCCTGACGATGACACTTACCAGCCCCGGCAACACTTCGTGCACTACGGATACGTCCCCGGCTTCGGGTTCTACTGCTTCGGTTTGATCCACCTGATCGGTGCGTTTGCAAAAAGTGGCACTTCGATTATTCGTCAGTTGGTGGACGCGGGCACTCTCAGCAACCTGCCGGGTGGGTTTAAAACACGAGGCATGAGAGTCAAAGGAGACGATACCCCTATCTCCCCCGGTGAATGGCGGGATGTGGACGTGCCCTCTGGCACCCTGCGAGACAACCTGATGCCGCTGCCCTACAAGGAGCCGAGCCAAGTTCTGGCGGGGTTGATGGACAAGATCATGGAGGAGGGCAGGAGATTTGCAAACACCGCAGACCTTAGCCTCTCCGACATGTCTGCGCAGGCACCGGTTGGAACCACACTTGCCATTCTGGAGCGCACCCTCAAGAACATGTCGGCTATCCAAGCCCGCATCCACTACTCGATGAAACAGGAGTTGGGGCTGCTGAAGGAGATCATTGCTGACTATACGCCCGAGGAGTACGAGTACGAGCCGGATATCGGGGACAGATTCGCAAAAAGAAGTGATTACGACAACGTGGACGTGATCCCGGTATCCGATCCTAACGCTGCAACCATGGCGCAGAAGATTGTGCAGATGCAGGCAGTGCAGCAGTTGGCTCAATCCAACCCGACGCTCTACAACATGCCGCTCCTCAACCGCCAGATGCTTGAGGTATTGGGCATCAAGGATGCGGAAAAACTGGTGCCGATGGATGAGGATCAGCAACCCCTTGACCCGGTAACGGAGAACCAGAACATCCTCAAGATGAAGCCGGTCAAGGCGTTCTTGTATCAGGACCACCAAGCGCACATCACGGTGCATATGTCCGCGATGCAAGACCCGAAGATCATGCAGTTGATGCAGCAGAACCCGATGGCGCAAGGGCTTATGCAGGCAATGATGGCGCATGTCAACGAGCATATTGGGTTTGAGTATCGCCGCCAGATTGAGCAGCAGCTTGGCATGCCATTGCCTGCGGAAAAGACGGAAGAAGGTGATGACAACTACCTGATTCCGGAAGTTGAAGCGCGGCTTTCTCCTCTCCTCGCGCAAGCGGCACAGAGGCTGCTCCAGCAGAACCAGCAACAACAGGCCCAACAGCAAGCTCAACAGCAAGCGCAAGACCCGTTTGTGCAGATGCAGATGCAGGAGCTTCAGATCAAGGCACAAGAGCAGCAACGCAAGGCGCAGAAAGATCAGATGGATGCCCAGATGCGTGCCCAGCAGTTGCAGCTTGAACAGCAGCGTATCGAGGCGCAGATGGCTGCTGCCGCTCAGAAAGCACAACTTGATGAGATGAGGGCAATGGCTGATGTCGAGGCCAACAACCAGAAAGCACAAATTGACGCAATGAAGACTACCGCTGCGACTGAGATTGACAAGCAGCGTATCCAGCTCGATGCCATGAAGATGACTGCTGAGTTGACTGCCAAGACGGTGATGGAGCAAAACCGTAACGATAATGACAACTACAAGTTTGATGCCGCGGATGCGCGTGAGCGGGAGAAGTTGATGTCCAAGTTGAGTCTTGATGTTATGAAACACATAGCGAGCAAGGCTCAAAAACCACCAAAACCAAAGAAAGGTGACTGATGGACAAGACGTTGGATTACTTGCTGAATCAGTACAAGGAGCGCATGGACATGCTCTCTGATGCCATGGCGCGTGGGATGTGCACCAGCTTTGAGGAATATAAATTTACATGCGGACAGTTACGAGGTCTTGAATCCGCGTGTTCTGTTATCAAAGACCTAGAAGAAAGACTGGAGACAATGGATGAGTGATGTTGAAGTCAGTGCCGAGGACAAAGCTCGGCAGTTGCCGGAACCCGTGGGGTACAGGATTCTCTGCGCGGTGCCCGACATCGAGAAAGAGTTTGAGAGCGGTCTTGTAAAGGCCGACATGACAATTAGTAATGAAGAGACGCTTACCACGGTGTTGTTTGTGGTGAAACTTGGCCCCGACTGCTACCAAGACCCCAAGCGGTTTCCAAATGGGCCTTGGTGCAAGGAAGGCGATTTCATTCTCATTCGCCCGTTCACAGGCTCCCGCCTTGTCATTCACGGCAAGGAATTCCGGATCATAAATGACGATTCGGTTGAGGGAGTTGTTCAAGACCCACGTGGTATCAAACGTAAATAAGGGAGGACAAAATGCCCCAGATGGAACAAGCAGAGTTTAAATTTCCGGATGAAATCGACAAGGAAAAAGCAGGAGCCAAGTCGCAACCGGAGATTGAAATCGAAATTGAAGACGACACTCCTCCAGAGGATCGGGGTAAAACCCCGATGCCTAAACCTATCGTCGAAGAACTGGAGAAGGACGAGCTTGAGCAGTACGACGATTCCGTCAAGGAAAAGCTCAAGCAGATGCGCAAAGTCTGGCACGACGAGCGCCGGGATAAGGAAGCTGCCCTTCGGGAGCAACAGGAAGCTGTTTCCCTAGCCCAACGGGTACTTCAAGAAAACCAAAGAATTAAAAATATTCTGAGTGTTGGAGAAAAGGAATATGTTTCTACGGTAAAAACCGCTGCGGAGCTTCAGCTTGAGATGGCTAAAAAGGCTTACAAAGAAGCCTATGACGCCGGGGATAGCGACAAGATTATCGAAGCCCAGCAAGCCATGCAGAAAGCCAATTTGCGGCTTATGCAGGCGCAAAGCTACCAACCCTCTTTACAGCCTGAGAATTTTCAGGTAGAACAAACTCAGCAGTATCAGCAACCCCAACAAGTTCGTCGTGCTGACCCGCACGCGGAAGCGTGGCAAGAACGCAACCCGTGGTTTGGGCAGGACGAGGAAATGACTGCTGCGGCACTGGGGCTACACGAAAAGCTCCGTCGTAACGGTGTGGTTGTTGGTTCTGATGATTATTACGCTTCGCTGGACAAAACCATGCGTAGGCGTTTCCCCGAAGCGTTTGAGGGGGAGGAGACACAAAGAGATTCATCTCGGCCAAAACCGAGCACAGTGGTAGCCCCCGCAACTCGGAGCACGGCACCACAGAAGGTCAGGTTGAAAACAAGTCAACTCAACTTGATCAAAAAACTCGGTATTACTCCTGAACAATATGTAAGGGAGTACATGAAGGA